GTGGATATTGTGGCTTATAAAATAAATAAATGAAATCAATTTTAGAACTAGCTTATAAAAAGCATAGTGATTGGAATAACATAGTAAAAAGTTTCGGCTGTAATCCCTCAATGAGTGAGGACGTTGTAATGGAAATGTATATCCAATTAGATGCTGATGTTAAAAAAGGTTTAGACCTTTACTATAAAGACCAAATAAATCATTATTATTGTTATAAAGTTCTAAGAGGTATTTACACAAATTTATATAAGTCAAGCCTAAGACAAAAGAAAGTTTATTTAGAAGATATAAACGAACTTAAAGAAATACAACAAAGTGGAATAGATGAAAAAGAATGGGCGAAGCAACGTGACCATATAGACAGCATATTAAACGAAATGTATTGGTATGATAAAAAGATATTTGAAATAGTCGCTAAAGGTGTAAGCGTTGCAGAGTTAAGCAGAAACACTAAAATAAGTTATTACTCGCTTTATAACACATATACAAACGCAAAAAAACATATAAAAAATAAGCTATGATGTCTAAGTTTCAACAGGATTTAAAAAATGGCAAAGAATATGAGAGCAAAGCGTTAGCACATATTCAACTAAAATATCCTAAGGCGTATATAATAGACGGTTATTGTTTAGATTGGGATATATATATACCAGAACTTAAAATAGGCGTTGAGGTTAAAAGCGATGCACAGTATCAGAAAACAGGAAATTTTTATGTTGAGTATTTTTGTAATGGGAAACCAAGTGGAATTGCAACCACCAAAGCAGATATATATTATATTTATTTAGATAAATTGTATATTATTAAAACAGAGGTTTTAAAAGATAAATGCAGAAAATACATAAACACAAACCGAGATAAAAAAGGCGGAGATAATATGGCTAGTAAAGGAATTATTTTACCATTAAATGAATTATTATGAGATTAGGAGATTTAGTATATTACATTACTTATTACACTGGCATACATTGGCTAGTAAAAAAGATTAGCAAAGCACTAGGAAAAGACTGTGGTTGCGACCAAAGGCGTGACGATTGGAACGACATTAATATAGAGCTATGAGAATAGAAGATAGAGAAGCGTGGATTGACTTTAAAGCAAATGTTACCACTAAGCTAACAAAAGACCAATACAGGCTACTGTGTACGCTACACGCTCGTTATTTAAACCATAGATACTATGAGCCTTGCAGTTGCCGACCAAAAACATTAGTAATGTGGATAAAAGATATTGATAACATATATAATAAAATTTAATGATTGAAAAAATACATAATTGGGAAAAGGCAGTAGTAACACTTTTAAACCTTGACGGTTGGAATTTAACACATACAGGAAAAGGTAATGAAAGCTGGGACGCCACAGGCACAACTCCCAAAGGTCAAGAATGTGTTATCGAAATGAAATTTAGAAATAAATACTATGACACCAAAATACTAGAGAAATTTAAACACGACAAATTAATTGAAACAGGTAAAGTCGCTTTGTACTTAGTAAACGACCCTAAAGGTAACTATATGTTCTGGCTTAATAATTTAAAAGACTTACAAACAAAAGATATATACTGCCCAGATACAACGCTCTGGACTAAGAAGAAAATATTAAAACCTTGTTACTTGTTAAAAGAGAAAGATGCTGCAATAATTAACCTTAATGAAGAACTAGAGATTGGTATATGGGATAGCTATTTCCAGATAAAAGAAAAAATAAATAAAAAAAAATAGTTAATAATTTGTTTATAATTAAAATAAAGTTGTATATTGCGGTATATTAATAAAACAAAAACAAACAAAATGAAAGTATTAAAAACAATTACAGTAAACTTCTCAAAAGATAAATACACTCTTGAAATCATAGAGGGTACTTTTGGTCAAAAAATATATAGCTTATTCATAAATGACGTATATAATAAAAATTATATGAGATTGCCTAAAGACTTGAGAGAGTTTTTTAACTATAATTAAATCATTAAAAAAAACAAACATTATGAAAAAGACAAAAACAGGACTACACATCGAAACAAGAAAAAACCGCATTGAGGTTTACACAAAAAAAGACTTATTAGAAAAAGAACGTAAAGAGCAAGAATATAGAAACCTTATAATAACAGGAAGTATTTTACTTTTAGGGATTTTAATTTTTACTTTAGGTTTAATTATAGGTTCTAAGATATAATGACACCACTACAAAAACAGTCTTATAATTTATGGTTTAACCACATAGCTAATTTAATTATGCAATGGAGTAAAGAAAAACCAGCCAATACAGACTTAAAAAACATAGTTCAAGGAATGACAGAAATAGGTCAGTATGTAAACGGTTTAACTGTTGAGAATACAGTATTGACAAAACGCATAGGTTTAATACGAGAAGAAAAAAATAAACAGCTTATAAGTTTGAATAAGCAAATAGAAGAATTACAAAACGATTTAAAAAATTATAATATATGAGTTGGTTAGATAGTTATATAGACGAACCAGATACAAAGACAGAATGTGCTTGTTGTGGTGCTGAAACAAATGGCGATTATTACTGTTCAGTTGAATGCTTTAATTTAGATATACAATGATACTACTAGTAGATGCAGATAGTTTAATCTTTGCAGCTTGTTATAAAAAACGAGAGAACCCAGAAGATGATAAATACTATCGAGATATAGAAGATGCCCAAGCTAAGTTTGATGAGCAATTTATGAGCATAGTTAATAAGCTTGAAGATATGTACCCTGTTGAACGTGTGATAACGTTTAGCGGTAGTAAAGGAAACTTTAGGAAGCTAATTACAAGCGACTACAAAGCCAATAGAAAAAAGCAAGAGTTACCGCCTTTATTAGATGAGATGCATCAATACGTTAAAGACCAATACGACAGCGTTTGGGGTTATGGAATAGAAACTGATGATATGGTTGCTAGGTACTGGTACGAACTATCAAACGAACTAGGACGTGACAATGTTATGATAGTAAGCATTGACAAGGACTATAAGCAGTTCCCTTGCCTTATGTACAACTACCACTACAAACACAAAGAGGTTTTAGATATAAGCGAGGACGAAGCCTTATACAACTTTTATGAGCAAATGATAATAGGAGATACAGCAGACAACGTAAACTATTTTAAAGGCAAAGGAAAAAAGTTTGCAGAAAAATACTTAGCTGAATGCGATACAAAGTATCAATACACAAAAAAGATGTACGAATTATTTAAACAAGAATACAAAGGCAAAGCACGTCAAAAATTTTCAGAGTGCTATCACTTATTAAAACTTAGAACAAATGATTAGATTTGTATATGACCTAGACATAGTTATTGAAGCTATGGAAAACCAAGACTATAAAGACGCTTTAAAAATGATTAAAGACATACAAGAAGATTTAAGAATATTAGCATTACTATAAAAATAAATAGTTAATTAATTGTTTATTAAAAAGAATATATATATATTGCACAAAATTAAAATAATAATAATTAAAACAAAAACAAAATGAAAACAACAGAAATTAAAAGAGGACAGTTCAACGCTTATTATCCAGTATCTGACTTAAAACATTCTTTAGTAAATAGGGATATTGTTCAAAATCATTCAGACATATTTAAGAAAAAACTACAACAATACGGTTGGTTATCCCCAATAATTATTGACACAAAAGGAAATATTATTGAGGGACATCACAGAGCATTAGCTACTCAAAATTTAGGATTAGAAACTATACCTGTTTATATTATTGACTGGGTAAATACAAGCGACTTAAACGAATACCAAAAATATATTATAAGTTTAAATAGTTCAAATAGAAAATGGTCTTCATTAGATTATTTAAAAAGTTTTTCAAGAAATGTTAATACATATTCATATGTATATAAGAAGTACGAAGAAACAAAAGACGTTTTTTCAGTTGGTAACTTATTAAATATCTATTTTGGTTATGGTTCAACACAACAATTTAGAGATGGCAAATCAATAATTAAAAACAAAGATTTTAGCGAATACTTATTTGAAAACTTTTTTAGATTAAAGAAGGATTATGGAAGTGTAAAATTTCAAGCGTTTACAATAAACAGGGTTTGTTCTTTTGTACACCCTAAGCTGAAAGGAGATAAAAAAGAAATGAATTTTATATTTAAACAATTAGAGAGTTTGGCTAAAAATAATAGTCCTTTGTTATCATCAGTAGAAATGATTAGACCCTGGTTGATTGAACAGGTAAAAATATATAGAGATAAATAAAATTATGAAACGAGCAACTTATTTACATTACGAAAACGGTAAAGGCTATGACGTTATAGACTTTATAAAAGATTACGAGCTAAACTTCAACAGAGGGAATATTATTAAGTATATTTGCAGAAGCGGAAAAAAAGACGATGAGTTAAAAGACTTAGAAAAAGCAGCAGATTATTTAAGGCGTGAAATAGAATACCTAAGAGAACAACAACAACAATGGATAGAAAAAAACAAATGAGAAAAGAACAAAAAGAATACTACGAAAGAATGGAACAAAAAGAACTAGAACACCAGGAACAAGTAAGAGGGGTTTATGATGAGCCAATAAACGATAGGCACTTAGCTTATTTAAAATGCGTATTGATAAGTCAATTACTACTAGAAGCAAACGATGATTTAAAAGGCAGTAAAGCATTTAAACAAAACGTAAAGCTACAAGTAAATAAAACATCAAAGATACTAGAGCGAATATACCAAGAGGGATTTAATACTGTATATCATAACAACCCTGAAATGTGTACCAACGTACTAAACAAAATAGACAGCTTAATGCACAAAATAAAAGTAGCTAGTATTGATGAGCTAGTAATGATTGATGCCCTAGTTGATAACTACTTTCAAAACAAAGAAGAACACAATAAAAACCAAACAGCAGAATTTACTAAAATAGATTAATATGTATATAAATATAGAAATAGAAAAAACAGATAGAAAAGATTATTATAAATTCAACATAAACGGAGTTAAACTAGGGGAGTGGGAACGTTCAGACCTTAGACACTTGATAGAAGTTATAGACAATAAAATATAGACAAAATGAAAATACCAAAACAAATAATACAATACGCAATAGACAACTCACATACAGAAGAACACATAGGCTCTAATTGCTGCGGTGCTTCTCAATGGCTAGAAACAGATTTATGTAGTGAGTGTTTAGAACACGCAGAATTTAATTAAAAACAAATATGAAATTAGAAACAATAAAAGAAGCAGTAAATAAAAAGTTCAATTTAGATATTTCATTAGATACAAGACAAAGAAATTACTCTTATGCTAAAAAGGTATTTAGTAAACTAGCCTATGAGAGTGGAGCTACATTTAGAGAGGTGGGCGATGTAATTAAAAAAAGCCACTGTAACATATTGCACCACGTTAATAGCATAAACGTAATAGGGCTTGAAGATAAAAAGAAACACGACCAAATAATAAGAGAACTAGGACTAGTATTATCTAAACCATTTTTTAATTCAGAACAAGACAAGATAAAAAAAGAAATAAAAACAAACAAAACAATAAAAGAAATACAAGACGTTATAGACATCTTAACAGGCTGGGACATAGAAACAGTAACAGAATTTAAACAAACACGACTAGACCCCTTTAATGCATTAATAAAGACTAGAGTAAAGCGTAAGACAATACCAGAAATAAAAGGAGCTACACTAAATAAGAAAGTTAAAAACCCTGTACTATGCTAATTACAAACGAGGATAATATGCAGTTAATGGCAAGGTATGAAGATAACTACTTTGACCTTGCAATTGTAGACCCCCCTTATGGTATAAATGCCTCTAAAGGGGTTGGATTACATTCAAGAAGAAAGTTTCAAAAATCAGGTAAAGAATGGGATAATAAAACACCAATTCAAGAATATTGGAATGAACTTTTTAGAGTAAGTAAAAATCAAATTGTATGTGGTGCAAATTATTTTTTAGAGCACCTTTATTCAAGTAAGAGTTTTATATGTTGGGTTAAAAACAATCCTGCTCCAAATTTTGCACAAGCTGAGTTTTTATGGACATCTACAGATGTAAACGGAAAAGTCTATGATAGTGGAAAACAAATACAGCACGAGATTATGTGGGAAGGCGGAAGCATACACCCAACTCAAAAACCTATCAAACTATACGAATGGCTTTTAATGAATTACGCAAAAGAGGGAGATAAGATACTTGATACACATCTAGGTTCTGGAAGTATTGCTTTAGCTTGTCATAATTTAGGATATGATTTAACAGCTTGTGAGCTTGACAAAGATTATTACGATGCATCTATAAAAAGAATAGAGCAGCATAAACAACAAATAAGAATGTTTTAATATGAAATTATATAAAGGAGATTGTTTAGAAGTAATGAAGTCAATATCTGATAATTCAATAGATGCAATAATAACAGACCCACCTTACGGAACTACAGCCTGTAAATGGGATAGTGTTATAGATTTTGATTTAATGTGGCAGCAGCTTAATAGAATTATAAAGCCTAACGGTGCAATAGTTTTATTTGGTAGTGAGCCTTTTAGTAGTGCTTTAAGAGTGAGCAATATTAAGAATTATAAATATGATTGGGTATGGGATAAAAGAAGTAGTACAAACCCAATGCTAGCTAAAATAATGCCAATAAAATCTCACGAAGTTATTAGTGTTTTCGGATTAAATAAAGTTAATTATTATCCACAAATGACAGAAAAATCAAAAGACACAATAAAAAGACAAAACAGAAAGCAAAACACAAATATTATAGTAAGTGAACATTATTCTCACAAAAGAGTTTTACAAAAAAATAAACTAGGTTATCCAAAAAGCGTACAATATTTTAAAAAAGAGGTTAATAACCAATATAAAAAACCAATAGTACACCCAACGCAAAAACCCGTTGCATTAATGGAATATCTTGTAAAAACCTACACCAACGAAAACGAAACAGTTTTAGACTTTACAATGGGTTCAGGTAGCACAGGAGTAGCTTGTGTAAATACTAATAGAAAATTCATAGGTATTGAAATGGACGATAAATATTTTAGTATAGCGGAGCAAAGAATTAAAGAAGCTGAATATAAGTTATTCTAAAAAAAAGTAATTCTGTTTATATATTAATAGGATTGATTAAACAATTTATTTCAAATGGATAATAGAAAAAATAATGGTGGTGCTAGAGAGGGTGCTGGGCGTAAACCAAAAGCACAAGAACAAAAACTAATTGAACGCTTAGATGCTATAATAGACAAAGACGAAGCTATAAGTAAACTGGGGGAATTAGTTGCCAAAGGCGATATGAGAGCTGTACAACTGTATTTAAGCTATCGTTATGGTAAACCTAAGGAAAGTATAGACCTTAACTCTAGTGAGGGCTTAAACATCAATTTTAGAGATTTAATTAAATTCGTTGATTAAAGTAAAAAAGAAATATATGCCTATTGTTGAAAGTGACAGTAGGTATTTTATTGTTAGTGGTGGGCGTGGTTCTGGAAAGTCTTTTTCAGTAAACGCCCTTTTAGTGATGCTAACATACGAACAAGGTCACACGATACTGTTTACACGCTACACGCTAACCTCGGCATATATATCAATCATTCCAGAATTTATTGACAAGCTGGAACAGTTCGGCTCAATAGCAGACTTTCACATTACCAAAGACGAGATACTAAACAAAAAGACTGGCAGTAAGATAATATTCAGGGGAATTAAAACATCAAGCGGCGACCAGACAGCAAACCTTAAATCTTTACAAGGTATTACAACGTGGGTTGTAGATGAAGCAGAGGAACTAGTCGATGAACAAAAGTTTGACACTATTGATTTGTCAGTAAGGCAGCAAGGCAAACCAAATAGAATTATATTAATACTAAACCCAACTACAAAAGAACATTTTATATACAGGCGTTTTTTTGAAGATAGAGGCGTTCAAGAGGGCAGCAATACAACAAAAGAAAATACAACCTATATACATACAACCTATCAGGATAATATAAAAAACTTATCTAAAAGCTATATAGACCAAATAGAGCAAATGAAGATAAGACGACCAGAGAAATACAAACAGCAAATGCTAGGTGCGTGGTTAAACAAAGCAGAAGGAGTTATATTTAACAATTGGAGTGTAGGAGAGTTCAAGCATATAGGCACAAGCGTATGGGGTCAAGATTATGGTTTCGCGGCAGACCCTAGTACATTGGTTGAGGTCAATATAGATAGTTCTAACAAACGTATTTATTTAAAAGAGTGTTTCTACTTACAAAGACTAACAACGTCACAAATAGCACAACTTAATTTAAAACACGCTAGAGAGGGTTTAATCATTGGAGATAGTGCAGAGCCTAGACTACTAAGCGAAATAAAAGCAAAGGGTTGTAATGTACGTCCAAGTATAAAGGGACAAGGAAGCGTTACTTATGGCATTAGCTTATTACAAGATTATGATATTATAGTAAGTCCAGATAGCACTAACTTAATTAAAGAGCTGAACAACTATCGCTGGTTAGAACGCAAGTCAAATACACCAATAGACAAATACAACCATTTAATAGATGCGGTTCGTTACGCAGTAGGCTTTCAACTACAAAACCCAAACAGGGGTAAATATACGGTGTCTTAACCTGTTAAATAAAAAAAATAAAAAAAAGTTAATTAAATGTTTGTTATTTCAAAAAAAGGTGTATCTTTGTAGGGAACAAAAACAACAATATTATGAGATTTTGGCATATAGTAAAAGACAACGAAGGATTAATAAGAGAGCAATACATTTGTGGTTGCGATAAGAAAAAATTTTCAATGGAATGTTTAGAACAGATTTTAGGCGGTACTTACGAAATTTTTCCTCAAGGAAATTATAGCGAATAAAAAAAACTAAATAAATAAATTAACCCTTGCATAAATGTAGGGGTTTTTTTGTATCTTATAGTTACTAAAATAAATTAAAAAAGTTTATATATTAATATGAAAGTTAAGTTAAGCATACCAACAACGTTAAATGAAATCACTCTAGGGCAATATCAAGAGTTTGACAAATTAGATTTAACAAAGGAAGCAGAGGTTCAATCTAAGATGATTGAGATATTCTGTAAAGTGCCTGTCGAGGTTGTACGTTCAATGAAAGCAAAAGATATAACAGATATTTGTGTTATCATTAATAATATGTTTGATACAGAACATCAGCTTATAAATAGGTTTCAATTAAATGGTATTGATTATGGTTTTATACCAGACTTAGAAAATATGAGTTTTGGTGAGTATGTGGACTTAGATACGTTTATAGGCGATAATGATAACTTGCATAGAGCTATGAATGTTCTATATAGACCTATTGATTTAAAGCAAGGACAAAGATACACGCTTAAGGAATATAACCCAGACACAAACGAAGATGCTAAGAACTATCCTTTAGATGCGTGTTTCGGTGCAATGGTTTTTTTTTACAATTTAGGCAGGGACTTATCGACAGTTATACTGAACTCTTCGAGCAAACAGAACGAGGAGAGCTTAGTGCAGTTTCTGGCTTCACAGCCAAATGGGGATGGTACAATTCAATCTATGCAATCGCTGACGGAGATATTACGAGATTTGAAAATATCACTAAACTAAACGTACACGAATGTTTGACTTATTTAACATATACAAAAGAAAAAAACGAAATAGAAGCAAGAAATATTAAAAGCAAATTCAAATGAGTTACACAGGAATAAGAGGTTACTATTTATTAACACAAGCTATCAAAGATGCTTTACTAGGTGATATAAATGT